GGTCGCGCATGCCTCGATCATTTCGTCTCTGAAAACTAAAAAATCAAGTTCCGATATTCCGAACGGAGGGTGGAAATGACTACCAAAACAATTCCATCATGGATTGACATAGACGGCCAGCGAATACTTCTTAACGCCAAGGCAACCGGTGAATTTTTCGGGGTTACGGAGAGAGCGCTGCTGGAATGGGTTAAACGTGGATGCCCTAAAGAATCGCGCGGTTGGTACGATGTTAAAGCTGTAATGGAATGGCATGGATCGACAACCGGACCAAAGGCCAAAGAACTTTCAGCTGAAGCTCGCAAAATTATAGCAGAAGCTAAATTCAAAGAGGCCAAGGCGTCAATGGCCGTTATGGATCAGGCGGTAATGGAGGGTAAATACATTGAAAAAGCCGAGGTTGATAGAACATGGGCTACAGTTGGAACACAATTAAAAGCAAATATCATGGCTTGGGTGCGGACGATCACACCAATGCTGGCGCATCAAGACATGCGCAGCGTCGAAAAAGTCATGACAAACGCAGTCTATGACCTTCTTGAACAGCTCTCCAGCAAAGGCCGCTACCAGAAAAAGGCCAGTAAGAAAACAACCGGAACTTCCTGACGCCTTACGCAAAGCATTAAAGCCGCCCGAACGGTTAACTGTTAGCCAATGGGCCGATAAAAATAGAATTCTCGATTTGCGAACATCATCCATGCCAGGTCCGTGGAAAACAAGCTTTATTCCATACGGCAAAGAACCGATGGATGCGTTCAACGATCCAGAGATCGAACATATAATTTTAGTGTTTGGTAGCCAGGCATCAAAAACTGAGTTGCTGATTAACATGGCCGGCTATGCCGTCGACCAGGATCCTGGTCCAATGCTTATTGTGTATCCAGAAGACGGAACTGCTGAATTCGCCAGCGAAAGCCGTATTCAACCGATGATCATGAGCATACCGGCATTGAAAAATAAGTATAATGAGCGCGGAAGCGAGAAGTTAGAGCTAAAATTTGATGATGTTTTTATCGCTTTGAACGGTGCGAATTCACCGTCAAAATTAGCGTCAAAGCCAATTCGCTATCTGATCCGCGATGAAATAGATAAATACAAGCAATGGACGGGTAAAGAAGCAAACCCGCTGAACTTGTCGGAAGAACGAACCAAAACGTTTCCGCATAATCGCAAGATTGTTGATGCCAGCACGCCAACGCTTAAAACGGGGAATATCTGGTCTGCTTACGAAGGCGCCGATCTTAAAAAGAAATATCAGGTACCATGTCCTCATTGCGGAACGATGCAAACGTTGGTTTTTAAACAGATCAAATGGCCGAAAGACATTGACAATAATCCCAAATTAGCCCGCGATTTAGCCTGGTACGAGTGCGTGCATTGCAAGGGGATCATTGAAGATCGCCACAAACAGCAAATGCTGGCCTTCGGGAAATGGGTTGCAGAAAATAAACCGGTAGGCCGGGTGCGATCAGTTGCTTATCATGTCAATTCGATTTATAGCCCGTTTGTAACTTTCGGAGAGATGGCGTATAAATTCTTGCTGGCCAAAGATTATCCCGATCAGCTCATGAATTTTATCAACAGTTGGTTGGCCGAGCCTTGGGAAGATAAAGCGACAAGCATGAAGTCGGATGTCGTATTGCAGCATCAGGGGGATTATGATGAAGGGTTAATTCCGGAAGACGCGCTGTTGTTAACTGCCGGGGTTGACGTGCAGTTAGACCATTTCTGGGGCACAGTTCGTGCATGGGGCGAACGAATGACATCGTGGTTAATACGATATCAACGTTTGGAAACATGGGCTGATGTTGAAAAGTTTATATTTGACCCATACCCCACTGAATGGGGCGAGGTTACGCAGGTTCAAAAAGCTTGTATTGACTCGGGATTTAATACCGACGAAGTTTATTTATTCTGTGCGCAGCATCCCGGGATATGCGTTCCAACGAAAGGATCTTCAGCGCCGCTGCGGGCGCGATATTCCGCAACCAGGATAGATAAGGGAAAAGGTGCGGGATTGGTGCTCTACGTTTTAGATACCAATCAATTTAAAAATCAGATTTCCGGCAGTCTGGCCAAACCGGCTGGAACGCCGGGAACGTTTAATGTTTACAAAGGCTGCCCGCGGGAGTATGCCGACCAGATCTGCAGCGAGCAAAAAGTAAGTGAACGCAATAAGCGAACTGGAGCCACGATTGAAACATGGAAGCCTATTAGCAGCCACGCGCAAAACCACTTACTTGACTGTGAAGTTGGGGCTGCCGCAGCCGCTGACTTATTGGGCGTTAGATTTGTTGCTAAGCCACAAGAACCGGTGGTACCGGATCCGGAACCGCAGAAAGAAGACCGTCCGCAACAATCGCGCGACGGTTTTTTAAGTGGCCGCGATCGACTATCACATCGAAGGAGATGATAACCATTGGCAGAAACGTTAGAAGTCCAACTTGAAAGGGTACAAACCCGCATAGCCGCTATAGAAAACGGGGCTAGCGAATACCAGGTTGGCGGTAGAAGGGTAAAAAATCATGAATTATCTACGCTATACACCAGAGAAAAAGACCTGTTAAACCGTATTGCAATACGCGATAACGGCAGTGTAGCGTACGCGGGGAGGCCTATCACATGAAACCAACCCTTCTAGATCGCGCTATCGAATATGTTTCCCCTCGAATGGCGTATGTTCGGGCCCGATTTCAGGCAGGATTAACCGCAGTAAGGAACTATGATGCTGGGAAAATCGACCGAAACACTTCTGACTGGGTGCCGGTTAATGCCAGTCCAGATCAAACAGATGCATCCCAACGCGATTTGATAAAAGCTCGTGCCCGTGAGCTTGAACGAAACAGTGATATTGCTGAATCTGTTGTTAATGCTATTGTTCGTAATTCAATTGGTACCGGCATAAAGCCTCAGGCGCAGATCAAGAATTCTGATGGAACTTTTAACGAGGTGTTAAACACTCAGCTTGAAGATGCATTTGAGACGTGGGCAATGCCCGAGAATTGCGATATTACCGGCCACCAATCATTCTACGAACAACAGGAAATGGTGTTGACTCGCCGTGTTTATGATGGCGAGATTTTTGTTTTGCCGACCATGACCGCTGACAAATCAGCATACCTGCCCTTGCAGTTGCAAATCATGGAGTCCGATTTGCTTGCAACAAATTTAATGACTGCTCCAAACTCAAACAACGTAATTCTACACGGCGTTGAAGTAAATAAATATTTTAAGCCGGTCGGGTACTGGTTCCAACAGATGACTCCAGACGGATTTATCACTTTGGACGCTATCCGTATTAGCGCTGCGAATGTGTTGCATCTATTTAAGAAACGTCGTCCAACTCAAACACGCGGATTGAGTGAACTGCATCGAATAATGACACGCATGAAAGAGACGGGCAGATACTTGGATGCAGAGTTGTTGTGCAGGGAGATTGCGGCGTGTTTCGCTGGGTTTATCCGGACAGAGATGCCGGGCGATAAAGTATCAACTCTTCGCAAGGATACAACCGATAAACCGGTCAAGGATATTGTTCCCGGCACGTTAACTCATTTAGCGCCCGGCGAAGATATGGTCACTGCTCAGCCGCCGGCAAGCGGGGCCAGCGTTAAAGACTACACCGAGGTGGAATTGAGATTGGCTGGTGCTGGCGTGGGCCTAAGTTACGAAGAAGTATCCCGCGACATGTCGCGCAGCACGTATTCCAGCGCTAGAATGGCACATTTGGCAGACCGCAGGACGTTTATTCCGATCCAAAACTACATGATTATCCATTTTTGCCGTCCTATCTGGAAGGAATTTGTGCGCGCCTGTGTCCTAAAAGGGGTTGTAAAAATTCCCGATTACTGGCAAAACGAAGAGAAGTATCTGAAATGCGAGTGGGTGCCACCGGGATGGGCGTGGATAGATCCGTTAAAAGACGTTAAAGCAACCCGCGAAGAACTTGATGCCGGACTCACTACCGTTGCGGCTAAATGTGCGGAACGGGGCGACGATTGGCGGAGTATTTACGCTCAGCGCAAACGAGAGCAAGATTATGCAAAAGAGCTTGGTCTTGAATTAAATGCAGGAACAAAAGGAGGTGTGGCACAAAATGCCACCGTTGAACAACCGAACGCCAACATGGAGTAATAAGGAACCTTTGGAAAGAAGTATCACGTTCGAACGAGCGGCAATTGACGTTGAAAAACGAACAGTGCCGCTTTCCTTTTCGAGCGAAACGACGGATGTCGTGCGTTTGGGAGACGTTGAGATCCTTGACCACTCTCCTGGTGCATGCGACTTAACCCAACTCAACGATATAGGGGTGTTGCTGTTTAATCACGACGCAAACATGCCGATCGGTGGTATTGAGTCAGCCGTTATTACAAATAACCGAGGCGAGGCAGTAGTAAGATTTGACGAAGACCCGGAATCTGACAAGTATTTTCAAAAGGTCAGAAGCGGAAGTTTAAAAGCCGTTTCTTGCCGCTACAGTGTTAGCAATTGGGAATATGTAGAGTCTAACGCAGTATCAACCGACGGAAGGTTTGCCGGGCCTTGCTATATCGCTCGCAAATGGAAACCAACTGAAATTTCAATTGTATCCATCCCCGCCGACGCATCTGTTGGTGTTGGCCGGTCCGCTGATTTGGACGAAAGTCCTGCAGATAAAAATAAAACAATGAGGAGTGATCATGATATGACCCCAGAAGAAATGGCAGCTGAAGCCGCACGAAAAGCCCAAGAAGAAAAAGTCCGCAAGGAAAACGAAGACGCCATCAGAGCGCAAGCGCAGGCTGACGAGCGCGCTAGAGTAGCAGAGATTACTGCGACCTGCCGTGCGCTGACAATTGACCCTACCGATTATATCAGCAAGGGAACTTCGCTTGATGATTTCCGCAAAGCGGTAATTGATGAGCAAATCCGCCGTAAACCGGGGGTTGAAGTACCTGCTACTGAGATCCGCATGGGCGCAGCTGAAGCCGACAAGGTGCGCGCAGCAATGACCGACGGCCTGGCAATGCGTGCAGGCATGACAGTTGCAAAACCGGCTGATGGATCCACCGAATTCCGTTCGATGCGGTTGCTCCGTTTGGCCGAAGAGTGTGTAGAGCGACGCGATGGCAAACGTGGGAAATTCAACACGGACGAAGATCTTATTCGTAGTGCTTTCACCGGCGCCAGTGTTTTCTCTGGTATCTTGGGCAACGTAGCAAACAAATCAATGTCAAACGCCTATCAGGCCGCGCCGACGACCTTCCAATTGTGGACCGGCAAAGGATCTCAATCCGATTTTAAAACCGGCACCAGGTACCGAATTTCCGAAGCGGGAGAATTGGAAAAACTGACTGCCCAGGGCGAATTCAAACACAGTGAAGTCAGCGAAGGAAGCGCAACGATCGCGATCGGGACTTACGGTAAGAAATTCAGCCTTACTCGGGAAGCCATCATCAATGACGATATGGGCGCGTTAACTCGCATTCCCGCAATCCATGGCGCTGCTGTTCCGCGCGGGATTAACCGTCTGGTTTATAAAGTTTTGAACGATAACGCCACTTTTGGTACCGCCGCATTGTTTCATGCTGACCACGGGAACCTTGGATCCGGCGCATTGACAGTGACTGCGCTTGGTGCTGGTAGTGCTGCCATGCGCACGCAGAAAAATATTGGTGGGCTTGAGTATTTGAATATTCCGCCTGCGTACTTGCTGGCTCCGGTAGCAAAAGAAGTTGTTGCTGCTCAGTTGATTGGTTCGCTGGTCGATCCGTCGAAAAGCAATGCTGCAATCAACCCATTTGCAAATCGCTTGACGGTAATCACAGACCCCAACCTGGATGCAACCTCTACCACTGTATGGTATTTGGCGGCGGCCCCTGGTGTATGCGATACAATCGAAGTAACTTACCTCAACGGGCGTGAGCAGCCGACGATGGAAATGCAGGTTTCGTTTGATACTCTGGGTGTCGAGTGGAGAATTTACCACGATTTCGGAATTAATTTGCTCGATTATCGTGGATTGTACAAATCGTCTGGATCATAACAATTGGGCGGCCAACGTGCCGCCTCTTAATTAAATAAAATTTGGAGGGATAAGATAATGGCTAAAGAAGCAACTTATGTTCAGGATGGTAAAATTATCGACTACACCGCTGGCGCGGACATCGTTGTTGGCGAAGTTATTCCGTTGGTTACATGCTGCGGCGTTGCGCTGGAAGATATCGCAAACGGTGCTGTAGGCCCCGTAACACTCGAAGGCGTTTTCAAGGTCGCGACCAGCGACACTTCTGCTGCGTGGGCAGTCGGTGATGTGGTTTACTGGACTACGGGAGACAATACGTCGAGCAAAACCGCGACTGGTGGCATTCCGCTAGGCATAGCCGTTGCGGTTAAAGCGCAGGCCGGCGCAGTCGGTTATGTCAAGCTGACCCCAGGATTGCCGTTAACCTAATCGTTTAGCGGGAGGTTAATATGAGCCTAAAAACGCAGATGGCGGCCGATATTTCGGCCGTCTTTTTCAATGCTTCGGAATTCGCGGAGACGGTAACTTATAACGGGACGTCGATTACGGCAATACCGGAGATTGGCGAGAGTAATCAAAAAGGCAACGAGTATTCTAGTGACGGTTCTTCCGACCGCGCAGAATTTTGCGTGAAAGTTGCTAACGTTGCCGATCCGGTACCAGGCGATGTGATTGTGTATAGTGGTAAGTCGTGGACAGTGGCGAGGGTGCTGGAGTCTGACGCGAATATGCACCGGGTATTATGCACTGGCAGCCAGAGCGCTATCCCGTGGGAGTGATTTTTTATGGATGAAATACAAATTATAGACAATGCAACTCCGTGGCTTAGATCGATGGCAGACGCATATCCAGACTGGGAGCGTAAGGCATTAAAGTCGGTTGGCTGGAAAATGCAGCAAGAGATCAAAAAAGGCATTAAATCGGGTGCGCCTGGCGGACAAAGATATGTTAGCGGAATGAGTAATTTGCGTCGCAGAAAACTTGATAAAGCAGCGGTTACCCATGGGTCGTGGAGGGTTAACGGAAATAACCCTTTTGAGAACACTCAACGAAAGCCATTCAGAAATTATCGACCTCTGGGCAGACTTGTCAATGCGGTTGGCTATCAGTATAAATCACCATCCGCAGGAGTTGCTGTTGGTTGGCTCAGCCGGAGCGCGGCAAAAACAGGCTTGTGGATGGAAAAAGGTGTTACTCAGTTTGTCACACCTAAAATGAGAAGGTTGTTTTACGCTGCTGGAGTTGGAGTTAGCGGTAATACCATGCATGTTCCGGCGCGCCCTACCATGGGCCCGATGTTTAAAATACTGCAACCGAAAGTAATGTCTTGGATTGAAAGCAAATTTCTTGAATACGCAGCGAACGGCGCTCCTGCTAGAAGAAGACGTAGCAGATATCGCGTATTCGAATAGGCGGTAATCATGAAAACAATATCATTCGAATCAATTTTAAATAAAATCCGCGATGCAATAAAAAACTCATCTGCAATCACTACGTTCTGCCAATCGAAATATGCGAAAAATCCAAAGATATGCGTCGGGTTTAACGCGGCGAAACCGCCTGGAATTGCAGAGTGTCCGGTGATCGTAATTTTCCCCGGTATAAAAATTGAAGGTGAAGAAATCGACGAATTCCAGTATGAGGTGACGGTTGCCTGGTCGATAGCGAATTCGACAACGACTACGACTGGAACGGTCACTGAGTTTACCGGATTGTCGGAGTCATCCCAGCTAGGAGAACTGATTTATTCGGTGCTGGCTGATGTGAGCGTTAACAGCCCGATAGCATCATGTGAATTTAGCTTTGACGCCACAACCAGTCATCCACAATTCCCCGGACGAATGGACATAACATTTACAATCCCTGTCGTAATCGGCGGGGATATTAATTTTTAAGGAGGGTAAATATGGCTAGAGCAAAAGGGGCAAAATCGCAACTGTTGATGTGTTTTGAGTCAACGTATAACACGACTCCAACCACACCAACGGCAATAAAAATGCCAATTATATCGTCAGCCGTAAAATCAACGCAGAATTTGATTGACTCTGCTGTTATTACTGGCCGGCGTGATCCTACCCCGCCAGCGCGCGGCAATATCGATGTGTCAGGGTCGGTTGAAGTACCGATTGAAGAAGTCGGCATTGGGCATTGGCTGAAATTAGGTTTTGGCGCTCCGACTACAACCGGCAGCGCGGATCCATACACGCACATATTTAAAATTGGCGACTCGCAGCCGTCGGCAGTGCTGGAACAAGGGTTTACCGATATCGCAGCATACGAATTGTTCAACGGCGTTAAAATGAGCAAGCTGGG